GCAGCTCATAGTTGGTACTAGTGGTGGTGAATTTATTGTTAGAGCGTCAGGTTTTGATGAACCATTGAAGCCAAACAATACGCAGATCAAACAACAAACAACATATGGATCAGCTGATATCCAGCCAATGCAAGTTGGTAATGCTACATTGTTTTTACAGCGTGCTAAAAGAAAACTGCGTGAATTAATTTTTAGTAATGAATCAGACAGTTATGTAGCGCCTGACATGACTATTTTAGCTGAACATATAACAGAGGGCGGTATCACAGCTTTCGCTTATCAGCAAGAGCCTGACAGCGTTGCATGGACGGTTAGATCAGACGGCGTCCTATCATGCATGACATATAGAAGAGAAGAGCAAGTTGTTGCTTGGCATAGGCATATTATCGGTGGTGTATTTGGATCAGGTAATGCTGTTGTTGAATCTGTAGCGGTTATACCTGGTGATCTAGATGAAGATGAAGTTTATTTAATTGTAAAAAGGACAATAGGTGGAGCAACAAAAAGATATGTTGAAAGAATGTCAGGATTTGATTTTGGATCTGATATTACAGATGCATTCTTTGTTGATAGTGGACTAACATATTCAGGCAGCGCTGCAACAACTATATCAGGTCTAGACCATTTAGAAGGTCAAACTGTTTCAGTTTTAGCAGATGGATCACTGCATCCAAACGTCACTGTAAGTTCAGGCGCTGTTACGCTCCAGCGTTCTGTTACAAAAGCACACATAGGTTTGCCTTTTACAAGTAAAGTAGAAACATTAAGAGTTGACGGTGGCAGCGCTTTGGGAAGTTCCCAGGGCAAAGTAAAAAGAATATCTGAAGTAACTGTAAGATTATTTAGATCAGTAGGATTAAAGGTTGGAACATCTACCAGTGAATTAGATGTTGTGCCATTTAGAGATTCAGGTGATGCAATGGATACAGCAATACCATTATTTACTGGAGATAAAACTGTAGAATTTAGAGGTGGGTACGATGATGATGCAACGATCGTTATTCAGCAAGACCAGCCATTACCAATGACAATACTAGCTATATTCCCAACGGTATCTGTTTTTGATAAATGATTACAGTTGATTTTGAAGCTGACCACGCAAAAGAAATATTAGGTGGTTCAGTAAATAACGAAAAGATTAGACCAGCAATTGAGGTTTCACAATTTGTTGAAACTATGGTTGTAAAAAATTTATCTTTTACAGCTGTGAATAACGGCAAAATAATTTGTTCAGGTGGCATCTATCCAATATGGGATGGTGTAGGAGATGCCTGGTTTATTGGATCAAGTATCATATATGACTATCCAATTACAGTAACAAAACTTGTTAAAAAAACTTTAAACGAACTTATGAATTTAAATAGTTTTCATAGAGTTCAAGCATATGTAAGGCATGATTGGGAAGACGCTCAAAGGTGGATAAAAGTCTTAGGTATGCAAGTAGAAGGCACTGCCAGGAAATACAGTACTGACGGTCGAGATCATATTTTATTTAGTAGGGTGATATAATGGGATTAATTGGCGATTTTATGGCTGCTGACAGCGTGAAAGCAGCTGGAAGATATAACAAACAAATAGCAGATAGAAACGCAAAATCAGAAGAACAAAAGGCAGACATGGCTTTGTTTGATGCATCTAGGAATGCTGTAAAATTTAGGAATGATTTTAGAGGATTAAATGATGCGTCAGCTATGGCAATGCGTAAAAACAATGTAGCTATAAGTGGATCAGCTCTTGATGTTTTATTAAATAACGCTTTGAGCTTTGAAATAGATAATGAAAATCAAAGGCGTCAGGCAGCTGCTACAGCAAGTGATTTTAGAGAAAATGCTGTAAATGAAAGACTACGAGGACAACTTGCATATTTTGAAGCCAAGTCTCAAGCTAAAGCAATGAAGATTAGAGCAATCGGAAAAGCTGCTGCAACAGCTTATGGTATGGGTTAAATGAAAGTACCTACATACAAACAACAAACTGGTTTTGGTATCCGTGGCGGTGGCGGACGGCGTATAACAGCAAGCATGGATCTAAATGCAGCTTCAGCTATAGATCGTGCTATTGGTGATATCGGTGATGATTTCACTGAAATCTATATGAGAAAATTAGATATTGAAGCTGATACTGAAGTTGACACAGCCAAAAAAGCTATCATTGCAGATTTTGAAGAAGAAAAATCAAAAGCATTACAAAATCAAAATCCTATCCAGGCTGAAACAGAAGCCAAGGGTAAAATGAGACAGATACTAAAACAGTATCAGATGGGTCTTAAAATTAATCCAGTAACTGGTAAACCCTTTCTAAGTTCTAAAAAATCACAATCTAGATTTATGTCTGTAGGGCAAGAGGTCTATAGTGCTGCAATAATTGATTATGTGAAAAAAAATAATACTAGAATTATTGAGGTAAACAAAGCAAATATATCTAGCAGCACTGATGAAGCTATAGTTGGAATTGTTAATTCTAATGATAAAAAAGTTCAGGCAGAAAATTTTAAAAAAGTTTTTTCTACAGATGCAAAAGAACCAGGTATATTACTCAAATCACTTATTAATGGTAGCTTCACTACTGCAAAAGAATATACGACAGCAGTTGATGTATCGGTTGAAAAATTAGTTGATGGATTGGTTACAAACATTTTAAAAAATGCTCCTGATGCTTCGGTAGCAGCTATGGAAATAGTAGATGGAAAAAGTGAGAATACAGTTCTAAACAACGCCATGAAAATGGTAGATAAACAAGATGCATTAACAAAAAGAATTTTAGCTCTTGGTGATAAGATAGATAAAAATCGAGAAGAAGAAAAAAAGAAAACAGACGATGAAGATGCAGCAATAATTAAGAAAAGATTTAAATCTATAATAAATGCAGATATTGACAATCCAAGTCAAAGATCAGCTGCTATAGCTGCTCATAGAATACACATATCAGAAGGTGCTTATGAAACACTGGCACAAAGGGAAGCAGTAGAAGAGTTCTTGGGTATTGGTGATTCTGACGATGATAATGGTCTGACTAAATCAGATAAAACTGCCGTTGAGACTTTAACTATTTTAGACAGCAGAAATCAGCTGACAATGGCAGCTATAAAAACTTTGAAGCCAAAACTTACTACTAATGAATATAAAGCTGCAATAAAAGCATTCATTAAAGAGCAAGATGACGGTTATAAAAAAGCGTTAGATATGCTTAAAGATGCTACCAGGTACAATGAAAATATGGATGTTTATTCGATAGCTGGTGAAGCGACAAAAAGTCTTTACATAGATGGTAAAAAAGCTCTTGATACATTTGTCAAAGATAGAAGAAAAAAGAAAGAAACAGCTGACATACCTTTCAATGATTTTATTGATGCAATGGATGATATTATAAAAGCTAAAGATGAAGATTTTAGAAAAGTCATGCGTGATGCATTGTATAGACATCTTGATACTTTAACAGCAGCAACCTATAAACCATCATTTGGTGGTAAGACATTTGCTTATGATTTAGCTAAACCAATAAAGTCTGCAAGAGATTTTGTAACATCTTCAGGGGCAAGAGCTGATGATCCAACTATTCAAGCATTAGAGGTACAATTAAAAATGTTTGAAAAATTCAACATTGATGCTTTAGGAACAAATTAAATGACATACGATTTAGATGAAGTATTAGATAAATATGATGCATCAAGCGCTGCTTCTTACTTTAACATTGGCGTTGTAAATAAAGCTCAAGCACAACCAGTTGTCCAAAAAGATGCGCAAGTAGAACAAGACATAGTCAAGCCTAAAGAAGAAAAAGAAAGTATGTTGGATACTGCTGGTAGAGCTGCTTTAGTTGGCACGGCAAAAATGATGGAAGAAACTCCAAAAAATTTAGCTAGAGCTATTGCTTTGCCAGTAGAAATTGCAACAGCTGGTTTAAATAAGATTGGTTTTGATATTAAAAATCCAGTTATGGGTGAACAGTTTTTACTTGATGGCATACAAAAAATTAAAGATATTGGGGCTGAACTAATACCAACATCATTAAATGAAAAGTATAACGCCTACCTATCAAAGCCTTATGATAATGAAATCACTGGTGTTTTAGCAGAAACTTTAGCTCAATTCGGATCGGCTGCTGTACCAGCTGCTAGTTTCGTAAAACTTGTTACTAATGCAAACCCTTTTACAAGAAGTTTGATGTGGGGTGCTATAGCTGATTATATTGCTTTTAATCCTAATGATCCTACAGCTATACAAACTCTTTTCAGAAATCCTGAAGATGTAAAAGAAGCCGATAGAGAATCATTAAGAGAAATGTTACTTGGTTTGGTTACAAAGTATGAAGATGATCCGCAGATAGTAAAACAATCAAAGTCAGTAATTGAAGGATTGACTATTGGTGGTCTTTTAGAAAAAACTTTAGCAGTAGGAAAAATTATACCTTGGAGCAAAGTTGTTGGTGGTGGCACTGTTGCTGGTGCAGCTGCAACTACTCCAAATGAAGCTGAAGGTGGTTTGATAAGTAAACTAATTAATAGACTATCAAGAGCTGAAACAACAAAGCTCAAGGCAGATACTAAAACAACAAAAGAATATAATACTATTAGAGATGAAGCTCTAAGGGTTAAAAACGAATATCCTGAAAACGAAGGATGGCTTCCAATCAATATTGCTGCTGACAGTAAAAATCCATCATTTAAAGTAGATAAAAAAGGAAAAATAGATATTAGATGGCAGCAACCAAGTTATGCTTTTCATACACCTGGTGACAAAAAAATACAAAGTTATTCTAAAGAAGCTCTTTCGAAGCATAAAGACAATTTAGTAAACAAAATGGTAACTGATGTAAACGCTGTTCTTGAAAGAGCAAAGAATGGTGATCAAGCCGCAATAGATATTATTAACCAGGCTAACTGGTATAGATCAATGAGATCTAGACTAAGAAGAGAGTTTGGTGGTTTATCAGATGTATTTGCTGATATTATTGGTGCAACGTCAGCGATGACTAACGTACAACAAAACTATGAAAATGCAGTAGAAGTTTTGAGAGGTTTTGTTCGTGGTGACTTTGATGCAAATATTGAAATGTATAAATCTCTAGTTGATGAAGGTGCAGATTTAAGTTCAAAAACACTTACGCAAATGGCTAAAAGTGAAAACACAAATTTTGACCTTATAAGGAACGCGGCTGGTAAACTATTTGGTAATAATAGTCCAGCAGCTACTACAGCGCTTCTTGATATGTTCAGGCAAATCAAACCAGGAAAGGCACCGAAAACAGTTAATTTTACTGGCAACCTTATTGGGTTTGGTAATGAAGCAACAATTGATGTTTGGGCGGCAAGATATTTAAGAGATGCAGCTGGTAAACCGAGAATACCACCACCAGCAGAAAAAGCTGTGGCTGGTCAACATTTAACTAAAAGTACTTTTGAAAATCCACAAATAGGATCAGAGTTTGGTTTTGGTCAAGAGGTATTTTCTGATGCTGCAAATAGATTGAATACGGAGGGCGGTATAAAAGCATTTAATCCAAATATTGGTGATATGGGCGCAGATGATCTTCAAGCAGTTGTATGGTTTTTAGAAAAAGAAAAGTGGACTAAAAACGGATGGACAACAAAAGCTGGTGAGGGTGGATCATTAGACTTTGAAAGTGTGTATGGTGGGTCAGCTAATCCAGGCAGAGTAAAAGAATTAAGATCAATAATAAATAGTAAAAACACAAACGAACAAGATAGGATTGCCGCTGCTAATGAGCTAAAGACATTAGAAGGATCACCTGAAAGAACAGTAATTGGTATTTCAAGAGAAAGACCTGGAGATGTGCCAAGTAATGTACAACAAGCAGATTTTTCAACAGAGGTTACAAAAGACATAAAAGATGATCCTACTGTGATGGGGTTTCAGGCAAATCCAAGTTTCGGATATTATGATCAAGCACTTGAAAGATCATTAAATTTTGAGGTAGTTACAAGAACAAACTTTAATCCTAAAAAACTTACAGATTCTGTAGTTAGAGCTGCACAAAAGTATAATCAAGAATCAACATTTATATCTAAAGTTGTTCCTGATGGTACTGTTGATGCTAGACCTGGTGCAGAAATATATTTTCAAAAACGTACAAATGTTGACTTTGCACAAATGATTTCAGATATACTAAGAGCAAGAAACATTGATGGCTTTACATTCATAACTGATGCAAGGTATCAGGACAGAGCTGATATTATGGCATTAAGTAATGAACCAACAGCTGGACTAACTGGAGTTAGATTTCAATATATTCCTGAATTTGATGGTACATTTGATCCAGCTCGTGCAAAAGAAATATTTAAAGAAAAAGAAAAACAATTTAGAGATGTTTTAGAAGAAATATCAAAAATAGATGGAATTAGTTTTGCAGATGTATTATCATATGACACCCAGGTATTTAAAAGACCTGATGTAGAATGGATAAACGGTGGAGTTACTTATGACGAGTACTTTGGAAGAACAGCTTCAGGAGGAACTTGATAGCGGAAGGGATGAAAATTCTTTCATTGTCAAAAACCTAAGAAGACAAATAGAAGCAAAAAAATCAGGAAAAGGTTTTGCCGAGCTTTATATAACTGGATCTGCAAACAAACCGACAAGTGAAAAAAATTCACAAATGTCCTAAAATATGGTAGAAGACTATATATAGTGGGAGTGCTTTAGGCGCTCCTTTTTTTTTGAGGATCTCATGGCAACACCTGAAGAACAAACGCTAGATGCGTCTGCTACTGGCATGACTAATTTTGCCGACAAAAGACCTGATGTAAGTGAAAACATAAAAGTAGCTGGTGGTTTTGGTAAAGTTATTGGCAGCCTTAGTGATATACTTAAAAGACAAGACAAAGGTGGTATGGATACTGGTGTATCAGGATCACAAACAACGACTAAAGTTCCTGAACCATCTGTTGAAGGTTTGCTAAAAGATGATGAAACTTACAGAACTGTACAAGAAAAAGTAACACCTGGTGTTCTATCAGAAAAAGGTGCAGAGCGTTTTAAAAAAGCAAGGTTTAATGCACAAACCGCAATTGATCCTGAAGAAGATGTAATTGAGTTAGCAAAAGAAGCAGCTGATACTGAAGCAAATTTAAGAGCAAAAAAAGCTGTTAGAGGTTTTAGAACTGGTCTGTCTAATGAAGGTGATGCATTAGATTATCTTGAAATAAAAGAAAAAAAATTAATATCAGGTGAAACTGGACTAGATTTTAATTTTAATAATTTTGAAAGTGGTAGTGATGTAAATAGAGCTATTAACTCAATAAGTGAAATATATAAAAACCCACAAGAATTAGAAAAAAGAGGTATACAAACAAACGAAGAAACACTTGGAAAAGCTGCTGAATTACTTGCTGACGATTTAGGATTGACCAAAAAATTACTTAATAAAAAAGTTGGTCAATTACTTAATGCTGAAGAAATGACAGCTATAAGAATTTTGCTACAAAAGTCAGCTGATAAACTTGAGACACTAGCTAAAAAAGTTGATGCTGGTGATGCAAGTCCAAACGACCTGGTAGCATTCAGGCGTCAAATGTCTATTCATGCTGGTATACAAATGAAAGCAAAAGGCGCACAAACTGAAATAGCAAGAGCGCTTCAAAGTTTTAAAATTAAAACTGGTACAAATATACCACAAGTTCAGGCACAAACTTTATTAGATGAAACTGGCGGACAAAAACTTGCTGAAGATATGGCAAGAGGTTACTTAGAAAATTTAAATACAAGTCAAGCAGCTGCAAACAAATACGCTTTTAGTACTTGGAGACAAGCTGCACCAAGAATTTGGCATGAAATATATATTAATGGTTTGTTAAGTTGGGCGCCAACACACATTAAAAACGCTTTAGCAACACCTCTATTCATGATGTATAATTCTATGGCTGATATAATAGGCGCAAGTTATGGCACTGTCGTAAGAGCTGGACAAAGAGTTGCTGGACAAAAAGTGAATGTTGAGGGTGTTTTTTTTGAAGATATATTTGCAAGGTATTACGGATATCATAAAGCTCTAAGAGATGCATATCTTGTTATGGGTAAAACATTCAGAACTGGAGTACCAGCAGATGTTTTAAACAAAGTAGAATTATCAAATTACAGAGCTATAGATTCAGAAACTTTGGGTTTATCAGGTGCGCCTGGTAAAGCTGTTGATTTTTTAGGTAAGATTATTAGATATCCAGGTACAGCTTTGCAATCAGCTGATGATTTTTGGAGAGTTATATCAAGTCGAGGTGAGCTTTATGAGCAAGCTGTTAGGCAAGTAAGAAGATCTAAATCACTTGGTAAAAATAAACAAGATGCCATTGATGATGCTATGATGGTTTTGCTTGATCCAAAATATAACGCAGAAGAATTAGATCACGCTGCAAGATACGCAACCATGACAAATGATCTTGGTGACGGTTTGATGGGTAAAATATCAAACTCATTAAGAAATAATTTTTATGGCAAAATTGCTATGCCTTTTGTGGTGGCGCCAACAAACAGTATTAAAAGAACAGCTGAAGGGCATCCCTTAATAAACGCTGCTGCATTGTTGTTGCCAACAAGAAACAACATTAGAGATAATATTCTAGGTAGGAACGGCGCTAGAGTACAGCAAAGAACATTAGGTAAAATGTCATTGGGTGCAATGACTATGTCTTACTTTCATGAGTATGCATTAAATGGTCAAATTACTGGGTCTTATCCAAGAGATAAACAATCTCAAAAAATGTTGCCCCCAGGATGGCAGCCGTACAGTTTAGTTTATAGAGCAGAAGGTTTTCCAACGGATGAAGAAGGTGATCCGTTACCAATGTATAATGAGCAAACTGGATTACCTAATGGCAAATTACTTTATGTAAGTTACCAGGGTTTAGAACCAGTAAGCGCTTTTTTAGGTATTGCAGCAAGTACAGCTCAATATCAAACAATGTTTTATGATCCTGAAGATAGATTAAATCTAGCTTCTGCTGGTGCTTTAGCAACATACGATTACTTTAGAGATTTACCTTTTCTACAAGGTCTTGGTGCTATTGCAAGATCTTTAGAGTACATGGATCCATCTTTAGTATTAGATAGTCCTCTTGGTAATATGGTTGGTATTTTGCCAATACCGTACAGTAGTGCATTTAGACAGATAAAAAAACTTACTGACAGTGAAGAAGGTGTTGATGGTCAAGGAACTATACTGCCAAGTAAAAGAGCATCTGTGGAAAAGTTTTATTATACAAAAGAGGATGTAATTAAATTATACGAGGATAGTCAAAATACAGACAACCCATTCAAAGATGTACCTTATGGACTTGTTGGTACAAAAAAAAATGTAGATGGAGATACTGCCGCACAATTTTTTTATGACACTGTTGCCTATGGCTGGAATACAACTGTTATGACTATTCCTTATGTCAAAGGTGTTGAGGAAAAATTTGCTTATAAATACGATATGCTTGGATTTAAAAAAGAGCGTGGTGTTGCTTTTGATGTAAATCCAATAAGAGCTTTGTGGAATAGTATTACACCTTTCAAAATGTCTTATGGTGATGAGAACATAAAACCATATCACCAGGAGCTTATTAGATTAGGAGCGCCATTATCTGAAGAAAGGAAGCGTATAAATAATATAAGTCTTGATGAAATTAGAAGAGGTCAACTTAATGACATTGCAAAAAATCAAGTTCAATTAAGATTGAATATTGGTGGCTCTACAAGATCAAGCGCAATGTACAAATTCAGAGACTATCTGCAAGTTCTTATGCTCAATCCAGCCTACATAAGAGCTGACGATGAAACAAAAAAAAGAATGATTAAAAGGACAGAAGATCTTTTTTATGAAGCTGCTTTACCAATACTTATAGCTAAACCTGGTAATGAAGAACTACAACAAGGCTACATAGACAAAGAAAGAATCAAACAAGAACAATCAATAATTAGTAGAGGTCGATAATGACAGTATCTAGTACAACTACCAAGAACAGTTATTCAGGTAATGGATCTACCCATAGTTTTGCCTATGGATTTAAGATATTTGCTGATGCTGATCTTACTGTAATTATAAGATCATCTACTGGTGTTGAAACTGTAAAGACACTAAATACACATTACATTGTTACAAACGCTGGTAATTCATCAGGTGGTAATGTTCTGTTTAAATTTAACACTGGTAATAGCTCTGATGCTCATCATTCATCTTCAGACAATAGACCAGCTAGTGGTGAAACTGTTGTTATTAGAAGAAACTTAACTCTTACCCAGGGAACAGACTATGTTGAAAATGATCCGTTTCCAGCTGAAAGTCATGAAAATGCATTAGATAGAGTTACGTTTATAACTCAACAGCTGCAAGAAGAGCTTGATAGATCATTCAAAGTATCTAGAACAAATACAATTACTACTCCTGAATTTGCGACTTCTGCATCAGACAGAGCAAATAAGTTATTAAGTTTTGATAGCAGTGGCGATTTAACTGTAACAGAGGGTAAGGTAAGTACAGTAACTGCTACAGCATCTGCTGTCGCTGCTGGTGGTAGTCCAACAGCAGCTGCTACTTACACTGCTAGTTCAGGTGCTTTGGCTCTTGCTTTAGGTATCCCAACTGGGGCAACTGGAGCAACTGGTAACTCCGCTGGATTACAAATGACATTTAGCAATAGTACATCGGATGCAGATCCAGGTGCTGGAAAACTTGCTTTGAACAATGCTACGCTAAGTTCTGTGTCTATTATGTTTTTTGATGATGCAGACGATAATAGTGCTGATATATCGTCTTTTGTACAAAGTTTTGATGATGCAAGTAATGCAACAGCTAGAGGTTTAATTCACATAGAAAAAGAAGGTGCTGCATCAACATTTGCTTTGTATAAAGTAACTGGTGCAGTCACAGATGCTTCAGGTTATACAAAAGTTCCAGTTACTCATCTTGTTTCTAATGGCACATTTAGTAATGATGATGGATTAAGAGTAGACTTTTCATATTCAGGTAATGATGGCGCTGGTACTTTAACAGAATTATCAGGAGATACATCCCCACAACTGGGTGGAGATCTTGATATGAATGGTCAGGATATCGTAACGACATCAAATGCAGATATTGAACTTGCACCTAACGGCACTGGTAAGACAGTTCTCAAAGGTAACAGTAATCCAGGTACATTAGTTTTTAATTGTGAAGTAAACACACATGGACAAACAGTAAAAGCACAACCACATTCAGCTAGTGTTACAAATGTTTTGACCCTTCCCCCTGGTGGAGATCAGGAGATAGTCGGTGCTTCAGCTACACAAACACTAACAAATAAAACGATTGCTGTATCTCAACTATCAGGTCAGGTTGCTATTTCAAAAGGTGGTACTGGTGCAACTACTCTAGCTGGTGCAAACATTGTAACGACTAATGCACAAAACACATTTACTAAAGCACAATTGCCAAGCACATTTACTGGTACAAACTTAACTCTAGATTTTGATACATATCAAAACTTTATACTTACTTTATCAAGTGGTTCTAACTCATTAGCTAATCCAAGTACAGAAGGATCACAAATAGGTCAGACTGGTGTTATAATATTTATACAGCCTAGTAGCAGTAGTGCTGGAACAGTATCTCTTGGAACTGATTATGAAACTGTGGGTGCTGGTGGTCTTACATTGTCATCAGCAAATAATGATTATGATGTTGTACCTTATGTAGTCAAAGCAGATAATTCTATATTGCTAGGTACACCACAACTTAACTTTGGATAGTTAAATGTTTAGTTCTGATAAATGGTTTGGAGCAGAAGCAGGATTTTATAATTCTGTGGCAACTCAGTCATTGAGATTTGATGCAACAAGAGCTACAACTTTATACAGAGATATTGCTCAAGCTGGAAATAGAAAAATAGCAACATATGCTTTTTGGTTAAAGTTTGATGCTTCTGACACATCTTTTACAGTATTTAGTAAGGGTGATGGTGGAGGAACACAAACATCATTTGACATTAGCATTGATAGCTCAAGATTAAGGGCAAGGTTTTTTGAATCAGATAGTCAAACTGGACTTATCAGAACAAACAGATTGTTCAGAGATTCTAGTGCTTGGTATCACATAGTTGTTGCAATTGATGTTTCTCAAGGAACAAGCTCAGATAGAGTAAAACTATATATAAATGGTACACAAGAAACTAGTTTAGAAAGTTCTTCTTATCCAAGTGATAGCAATACAGTAATTGGTAATAATTCTGCTCATACAAGAGAAAGAATTGGTGACTCTCAAATGAGTTACTTGCCAAATACTGCAACTGGTGGAAGCTCAAGTAATAGATTAAATGGTTATTTATGTGATTTTCATCATGTAGATGGTCAACAACTTACACCTTCAAGTTTTGGAGAATTTAAAAATGGTGTATGGATAGCTAAAGATTACACTGGAAATCATGGGGATAATGGATTTCGATTAGAGTTTAAACAAACTGGAGATGGTCAAAGCACAGCATCTTCATCAACAATAGGTGCTGATACTGGAGTTGATGGTAGTGGAAGTGCGACAAGTAATCATTTCAAAGACCAAAATTTTGAAACTTATGATTCGAACATGCCTGATAGTCCTGAGAATAATTTTCCAACTTGGAACTCTATTGCTCCTCATTCTACTTATGGAATATCGACATTTAGTGAGGGTAATCTTAAAAGTCAAAATACACCTAATAATAATAAATATTGCGAGATTACTTTTCATTTAGATGAAACTAATAAATATTATTTTGAATATTATAATATTACTACTACTGGTGCTTTACAGCCTGCAAGTCTTGAATTACTTGATTTACAAGCATCTTCAAGCAATAAAGTAGGCTTTTATATAACAACTGCAGGATATATAACTCTTGATGGTTCTACAATTGGCACTGGTTTTCCTACATTATCTGCAGGAGATATTGTAAATATAGCTTATGATGGTGCTACTGGTAAAATATGGTTTGGTAAAAATGGTACTTATTATAATGAATCAGGAAGTGCAACTGGAAATCCTGCTGACGGAACTAATCCCATAGCAACTGTAACCCCAACTACTTTCAAGATTACATCTGTTTTTTATCAGCAGGGAGCAATTATGAATTTTGGTCAAGATTCTAGTTTTGCAGGGAATAAAACAAGTGGTTCAGAAAATGCACAAGATTCAAATGGTATTGGCGATTTTTATGATACTGTGCCATCAGGATTTTTAGCATTATGTTCAGCTAACCTACCTGAACCAACCATAAGTCCTAATGCTGATACACAAGCAGATGACCATTTTAATACAAAAACATATAGTGGAAACAGTTCAACTCAAGCCATAACTGGTATAGGTTTTCAGCCAGATTGGGTTTGGACAAAAATAAGGTCAAGTGCAAACAATCATTATTTATTAGATAGTAGTAGAGGTGGATTCAATCGTTTAAATTCAAATAATACTAATCAAGAAGCAACAAGCTCAAACGCAATTTCAAGTTTTGATAGTGATGGTTATACTATTGAAGGTGCTCAAAATGAGATGAATTTAAGTGGTCAAACCTATGTATCTTGGAACTGGAAAGCAAATGGTGGCACAACCTCAAGCAATTCAGATGGTTCTATAACAAGTACAGTACAAGCAAACACAACTGCTGGGTTTAGTATTGTTCTTTATACTGGCACAAGATCAAGTGATGGTGGTGAAACTGGAACACCAACAACTATTGGGCATGGACTTGGTACAAAACCGTCAATGGTAATCACAAAAGCTAGAGACAGTACTACCTATGGAAACTGGAATGTGTGGCATCCTGGGTATCAACCTGATCAAACATACCTAAATTATCAATTATGGTTAAATCTAACATCTGCTTCTAATAATGCTGGGTGGCAAAGAACTGATACTGGTTTTACAACTACAACATTTTGTCCAGCAAGATATGCTTGGGATGATGTGTCAGGAATTGATTATGTTGCCTATTGTTTCGCAGAGGTAGAATCTTACAGCCGTTTTGGTTCTTATACAGGAAATGGCTCTACAGATGGTACGTTTGTCTATACTGGATTTAGACCATCTTGGGTGATGGTAAAAAGGACTGATGGTGTTGTTTCTTGGAATGTTGCAGATTCAACAAGAAGTCCACATAATTTAGTTGATGAGCAAGTCCAACCCAATTTGTCAAATGCTGAAAATCTTTTCTTTGATTATGATTTTTTGAGTAATGGTTTTAAAATAAGAACATCAGATAGTTCTAAAAATGCTAGTGGTGGCACATACATATATATGGCTTTTGCTGAGAACCCATTTAAATATGCTAATGCAAGATAGGAGTAAATAATGGCTTATAAATATAAAGACAGATACCTCAAAGTTGGGAAGGCATGGCAAGATGATGATGGGTTTAAGCACCCATATAACTGGTCATCTTCTTGGTCTTCTGATGATTTAAAAAAATGGGGTGTAACTGTAGAGAAAGATGTAGATACTAGTTATGACGATAGGTTTTACTGGGCAAAAGGTATTGAAAGAAAACTAGAAGATGAAAACGTAGTTGATGATGATGGTAAGGCAGTTATAGACCCTACTACTGGTAAACAAATGATTCAACGAGGTTTAAAATATCAATGGATAGAAAGAACTAAATCAACAGCTAATGGTTTACTGACTGCATCAGATTGGTATGTGACTAGGAAAGCAGAAGCAGATACAGCAATACCAAGTGACATATCTAAATACAGAACAGATGTTAGAACTGCTACTGCAACGATAGAAACAAAGATTAATAACTGTAAAACTTTAAGTGATTTTCAAGCATTATTTTTAGTGCCTAAAGATAGTAATGGTGATCCAACTGGCAATGCAGCTATCTATGATTTTCCTAATGAGGTGAGCTAGTGACTAAACCTAGTGTGCAATCTGTTAAGGCTGAACTTGATACACTAGCAGCTCTTAGCCAGGAAAGATTTATAGAGTTACTGAATCGTGTTAAGCGCCTGGAAGCCGTCCTCATAGGCTCTGCTGGTACAACCATTGTGCTTCTAATATCTATAATAATCAAAAATTAAATTTACATAAAAGGTAAACCATAAAATGCTGGAAATGTTAGCAGCCGCTAATGCTGCATTTGCGGTCATTAAAAGAACAGTAGAAAATACGCGCGATGTAACCAAAGCTGCGAGTTCGATCGGCAAATTTATAGCAGCAGAAGATCAACTACGAGCTGATTTACACAAAAAGAAAAATAGTATTTGGACAAACTTTTTAGGTAAACAAGATACAGACCTAGAAGAGTTTATGGCGCTAGAGCAAATTAAAAAGAAACAAGACCAGCTGCGTGAGTTTATGCAGTTATATGGTAGGGCAAACTTATATTCAGATTATTTAGCGTTTTGTTCTGAAGCCAGGAAAAAAAGGAAAGAAGCTGCGATTGCTGCACAAAAAAGAAAAGAGAATATCCAGGATATTATATTAAAAGTTCTTCTAGGTATTTTAATTTCTGCTTTGCTTGCTGGTGTAGTAACTGTACTGGCATTAATAGCTAAGAAAAAAGGTATCATATGAGTGTTAGTGCCTTTCTTTTAATCTGTAGTCTTAATGGAGCTATGGACAAGCAAGGAATATATTTCAGAAGCGCAGTATCTTGCATGGATTTTAAGAGCATATTGAGCAAGCAATCATACAAACGAAATGATGAAGATATTGTTTATGAATGTATTTGTAAATTAGTTCCCAGGGTAAATCCAAAAAAAGTAAAGGTTTATTGATGCAGAAAAAATTACAAAAAAAATCTAAGTACGGAACTGCTTGGGATCTCAATAATGACGGTGAGATTACGGACGATGAAATATCTGCTGCTAAAGAGATACGAGAGACAGAAACAAAACTAAGAAAAAATTTAGCACAACTTAGGATGGCTAGATATACCCTAATCGGTATGGGTGTATTCACAGTTGCTTGTTTCTTTATTCCGCTAGATCGCTTGGAAGCGATGTCAGACATATCGAATTTATTTTACATTTCAGGCGCTGGTATAGTTGGTACATATATGGGTACAACTGCCTGGATGGATAGGAAATAATTATGTTACAATTTCTAACACCGCTTGCATCCCTGGCATCTAGCTTTATGGAATCAAAGATAGAGCAGACAAAAGCAAAAGGCGCCGTAGCAAAAGCAAAGGCAGAAGCTGAAGCTGAAGTTATGAAGACAGCTGCAACCCATAGTAGTAAGTGGGAACTTATTATGGCGCAGAGTACCCAGGGTTCTTGGAAAGACGAAATAATTACCGTCATTGTCTTAATACCAGTGATCCTGGTTTTTATCCCTGGTATGGAAGATATAGTCAAACAAGGATTTGATAGACTAAACGAGCTGCCTGATTGGTATCAAAATGTTTTGTATTTCACAATTCTAGCTGGACTAGGATTGAAAGGCGTAGATAAATTCAGGAATAGAAAATGATGTTATCAAAAAACTTTTCACTAGCTGAACTTACAAAAAGTCAGACAGCTGAAAGAAAAGGTATACCAAATACACCAACAGCTGATCACATTTTCAATCTTACAGCATTATGTGAAAATATATTACAGCCAATACGAAATGAGTTTGGATCATTTATAGTTTCAAGTGGATACCGTTCACCTGAACTATGTGAAGCTATTGGATCAAAGGCAACCAGCCAACACGCAAAAGGTGAAGCAGCAGATTTTGAGGTAGCTGGTGTAAGTAATTACAAGTTAGCTTCATGGATAGAAGAAAACCTACCATTTGATCAATTGATATTAGAATGTTTCCAGGGCGGTAACAGCGGCTGGATACACTGCTCATACATACCTGATGGTAGAAAAGAAACACTAACCTACAATAGATCAGAGGGTTATAGAAAAGGATTGTTACATGGCGGTTAATAAAGCTGGTAATTACACAAAACCAAATATGAGAAAAAGGTTGTATAAATCTATATTAGGTCGAGCTACTCACGGAACAGCTGCTGGTAAATGGTCAGCCAGGAAAGCACAACTACTAGCCAAAACATATAAGGCAAGAGGTGGTGGTTATAGATGAGCCTAGCCAAGTCACAAAGAAGCCTGAAGAGCTGGGGCGAACAGAAATGGCGCACTAAGTCAGGCAAAAAATCAAGCGTTACTGGTGAGCGTTATTTGCCTGAGAAAGCAATAAAGGCTCTAACACCAGCTGAGTACGCTGCAACTACAGCTGCTAAACGAAAGTCAAAGAAAGCTGGTAAACAGTTTTCAAAACAGCCTGAATCAATCATGAAAAAAACTAGAAAATTTAGGAGGATATAATGCCAGGTATGATGAAAGAAAAATTAGAAAAATCTTTGATGGCAAAAGCCAAAGCAAAAGGTTTAAAAGGCAAAGCTGCTGATAGTTATGTATACGGTACAATGACAAAGATAGGTGGCTCTAAGTTTGCTAACAAAGCATCAAAGATGGGTTCTGTTAGATCTTCATGAGCAGCATTCTAAAAAGAATGAAGGTAAGTGGTTTCAATAAACCAAAGCGTACACCTAATCATCCTACTAAAAGTCATGTTGTTGTTGCCAAGTCAGGTGACAAAATAAAAACAATAAGGTTTGGTCAGCAAGGAGCTGATACAGCTGGTGCGCCGAAGAAGGGTGAAAGTGAAAGGATGAAAAACAAACGTAAAAGTTTCAAGGCTAGACACGCAAAGAATATAGCCAAGGGTAAAATGTCAGCTGCTTACTGGGCAGACAAAACTAAATGGAGTTAATAAAAGGAGAAGCAAATGGCGCCAGGAATACATTTTTTTAAAGATGGTAAACCCTATAGAGGTGACGTACACAAAATGCCAAACGGTCAGATACATACTGGCAAGACACATAACGCTAGTTCAAAGCAAGTATTTCACTCGAAGGATCTACCAAAAGCAGCTCAATCAAAAGCAATGTCATTAATGAAAAAAATGAAAGGAAAAAAATAATGTACGGTAAATCATCATACGGTAAGAAAATGGATACAAAGAAAAAGCCTATGAAAAAAGATGGTAAAAAAAAGAAATCTATCATGGGTAAATATAAATCCTAATTGTAGACATTTTGTAGACACTTTTTCGAGGGAATCGGTGGGAACTCTGTAGCCGTATTTCCCTGAATACCTACCTCTTTACACCCCACGCATAGGTTTTTTACGAACTGTCACGCCGGAGGTCGCGAGTTCGAGTCTCGTCACTCTCGCCATTATATTACTAGTAATATCAATGGCTTATCCCCCAAAAGACCTTTCCCATAACTTTTATAAATAGTCCATGTAGACATTTTGTAGACATTTTTTTCTGTTCTTGTCTTGTAAATATGACAGTAGCTGTTATATATATTATATAAGTTGTTAACAAAGCGGAGAAAAAAATGTCATATAGAATTGGTGATTGGTTTATTTACTATGTAGAAAAAAATCAAGAGTGGGTTGCAAGATCACAAGGTAACATTCATACATTTTCAACAAAAAAAGAAGCTGTAAACTTTGTTGTAAATTTTGATTTTGAAGTTTGGTACCACAATTTTGTAGGAGCTAACTAATGAAGGATCTTAAAGTAAGATACTGGGAAGCAAGAAAGCATTGGGTTATTGATGCAAGGCGTGTGGGTTACTCACATTATTATGGAAACTTTTCATCAAAAGCAGCTGCTTTAAAAGAAGCTGAATTACTCAAAGCTAAATTTATTACTGGTGCTATTGCAGAAAAAGTTGACGTAGAAAAAGTATCCCAGGCAGTAGATAAGTTTTATCATTACCAAACAACTAGAATAGATAATAAAGAATTGTCTGTTTCATTTTTCAAAGAGATTAAAAAATCATTAGGTTATTGTTTGGATATCAAGATTGATGGTAAGAAATTTTTAGATCAAAGTTTTGATATTATCAAAAGAGAAAACAAATCTGAATTAGTTACAGCTTTTGTAAAAGGTATTACTGACGAAGGTAAGTCAAAAGCTACAGCTGAGAAAAGAATTAAAGTATTAAAAATGTTTTTGAATTATTGTGATCTAAAAGGTTGGATTACGATCAACCCTCTTGATAAAGTATCATTAGGTATGTCATCAGAGCTTGGAGATAGGGCGCCAAGAATACAGCCTGAGACAATTCAAAAGATTGTTAGTGACGGATTACCAGCTGAAACTCTTTATGATCAGTGTATGGTTCTTACAGCTCTTGCAAGCGGCATGAGACAAGGTGAACTGCGTGCATTGAAATGGGGTAACATTGATTTTAATAATGATACAATTCGTATCGAGGGTGCAGTGAAGCATGGCACAATGATTATTGGTGACACTAAAACTAAAAGAGGTAGAAGAGAAATACCTATTGATGCATCTACTATGAAGAAACTTAAAGAGCTAAAGATTGCATCAAAGTTTAGCGCACCTGGTGACATTGTTTTTGCAAGCTCCAACGGTACACCAAAAGTACAAAAGATATTGATCAAATTAATCAAAAGAGTTTGTGAAAGAGCTGGTGTAAAACCTATCCTATGGGGCGATATGAGACACTTTTATGCATCAGTACAGTTATCTAGCCTGGGTGAAGATTGGGCGGAAGTAGCTGCTCTTATGGGGCATTCTAACTCTAACTTTACTTACAAGCAGTATGGTCACTTTGTTAAGAATGAAAGAAAACAAGCGAAGGCAAGACAAGCAGCTGCTTCAGCGATGTATGGCGGAAACTAATCCGCCATCATAATTTGAGTGCTTTCATAAGTTCTGCTTCATGGTACCTAACTAAGCTCTCTCTATCCATTCCACTTTGAACTGGATTTAATTGTTTTTCTATTCTTTCAATTTCAGATTTTGGAATAAAATATATTCTTGAATCTTTAAAAGCCTTAATCATACCAGTTTCAATCCATCGATAAATTCTTTTACGGTTTGTATCACCAAAATCACCAAACAATCTTATGGCAACCTCTTTAGGTCTTAATAGTGTTCTACCTTCCAGGGAAACCATCATCATCTCCTATTGGTGTTGAGTTGCTTTGCAACATAGTCTTGCGTTCATCAGGCAAGAATAGATTAGCACTACCCATTGTTGTATATGTATCAATCTCTTTTCTTTGCAGCTGTATTGACGGTGATTTATTAGCTATAGCGTAATACTTTTCTAGCTGGTCAACTAAATCTTGGTCATCAATGTTAAACCAAAATCCTACCGATATTTGATCGGTTGCATTTATAGATCCATTTAATCTCAATTTACTATTTTTCATATTAGGCGCTGACGGCATTTTGTTTCCTTTCCTTGTAAGCGTTAAATAATTTTGTATGTAGATTTTTATTAAGATCAGCTAACGATTTTAAGTTGTCTGATTCTTGTTGTGTCCAAACAGTGAGTGCATTTTGGTTCATTGTTTGAATTGCTTTTATCTGCTGTTCTACATATTCTTCAGCAGCAGCTAATTTATTTTCAGGATCACCATCAGGTTTAGGATTATCTTTCAATTTATCCTCCTTCTCTTGTGCTATTTCCATTTCTTCGTAACTAGGAAACTCACCACCATGTATGCCTAGGCTGCCCAAAGCACGCCCCCAGGCGCTGCTCTCACAATTCTCCAGTGCTGATGTTTTGTTTATATTTCCGCTGCCAATAATCTCTTCAGCTGTACCACTAGCTAAAACAAATCCCTGATCAGTGGATATGGTTGCCTTGATGACAATCTTTTCACCTGGTTGTGATCCATATGTAACAATGTCAGTGTTGATACCGTATTTAAAACCAGTATGTTTTCTAAATATTTCTAATCTTGTAGCTACAGTTGTGTATTTCTTTTTATGAATTTCTACAGCTGGTGCTTTTTTTATATCTTCAATAATATTATGTAATATATCCGTTTCAATCATTACTACCTTCTACTCCTCTTGTTTCAAATACACCTTTGTATTGTGGATTGTTCTTCATCCAAAGCCGTGAATAATATGCTTTGTGATGATCATTTATTTTTAGTTTTTTATTTTTGTTGGTTGTGTCTTGTATAGCTACGCTTGTTTCCCAGCGTATGCGTTCCATGATAAGAGCTGCGCCTACTTTGCTCATACCCTTATCAATGCATTCCCTGGTAAACCTATCCCATAGCCTATAAACTATTGGGTACTGTTTATGAAACTCTAGAAAGCGTGCTTCACGGACGTTTCTAGGTACCTCTAATTTATCAAACATATTTGTTTGAATCATAGTATCACCAGTAAAAAAATCATGAATACGGTGAACATAAAAAAACCAAGAAACTGTAAAACAGTGTACCCAAGTAAATTTAAATTTTGTTTGGGTGTTGCTTTTGCAATATGCATTTTTAAATACTTATTCATTGTACAAATCCCCATAAAAGTTTTGCTTCTGATAAAACGTCAGGATGAATATCCCAGGCGAACATATGGCTAAAGTCAGGTTCGACCAGCTGTATTAAATCATTCACTGTTTCAGCTGATTTAAGCTGGTTTTCACGGATACGACATTTAGCTACAATATGATTCCAAATATTTTTTAATGCTTCAGGCGCTAGTTTTTCGCAGTTCTCTTCAGTAAAAACTCTAAAACCTTTTTCGTTAGCATACACAATTGATTGTGGTTCATGCTTAAATGCCCAGTACCCAGCAACCTGGCACAAATGCGACCAGCTGGGTTGAGAAGGTAAACTTGCTGAACGTCTACCTGAACTTATAACTTTACTGTATGTTGCCCAGGTGGTTTTGAGTTCTATTTGACCGTTAAAATCAGGCTTGCCGTTATACTCCAATGTAAGACCTGGAACAGCAAACATATAATTACGTTCACCTTCTAGTTTATTGATACGCATTTTATTCTGCGCTTCATCTAAACCTTCTAATGCATTCTTAAATACATCAGCAAAAGTATCACGACAAATTTCTAGTTGTGCTTCATCCTTGCCATCATCCCAGGTCTTAGGTTTGTATTCGGCAAACATTTCTTTACCAGCATCAATACAATCTTCAATAGTATCTGCTTTATTATTGATACGGTAATCTTCAATTAAAGTTTGAACAACTCGACCAGCTGTCATTTTAGCTGCATCATTAGTATATTTTTTGATTTGTTCTAAGGCGTGATTTTTATCACCATCCTTTTCGCCTTTGACTATAGACCAGGCTATATCGAGCTTTGGTCTAATAATACATTTATCAAAGTATGTTCTACATACTGGTCTACTTTCAGGATTAGAATGCCATAAGTAGTTTTTTTGTGTTGCCCAGTTGGGCAGTGTTGGGAACTCCATATAATTAACCCCATCTGTTATCTATTAGATGGGATTAGATAGAAATTGACAGTACTTGTCAATTATAAATTTATTTTACTTCTAAACCTAACAATTCAGGACGTTCAGCTCTTCCTAAAACTGGACACGCCCAAAGTATATCAACATCAGTTTTAATGTTTTGATGGTCTAGAGGTTCTATGGTGAATTTACCGCTTTGTTGTTTGTGAATAACAGCTTGCCTAATCATATTGCAGCATGTGCATTTGTATATACAGCACCTACTTAAAGCGTCTTGCGGTACAGTTTCTTCTTGTATTGGACGCATATCTGCCCAGGTAATACATCCATTAAAAAATGAATTCCAATTAGTTCTATTATTTAAAAATCCGCCAACATGACTAGCGAATCGTATATTAGATGTATGAATAAATTTTTCTTTTTCACTTGCGCTAACCATATCTACAACAAAACCATCAGTAATAGTGCCGTACACCTTTACTCTACAAGGATCAAACAATATAGCAGTTGGGTCTATTTGTAATATTTCAGCATAATCAATAGCATCCTGGATACTAAATTGCGACCTTCCTGATATATGCCTACTAAGGCTTTCAGGCGCTATACCTTTAGCAGCTGCAACTTCAGCATGGCTCATACCTGACAATTGAATATACTTCTTTAAGTTGCTAGTCATATATTTATAATGATCTCCCAAGAGCATATTTCTATAATTTGAAATCCTATTGTTCATTGTTGTACCTCATTGTTAAAGATAATGGTATGTCATATTCTGTCATAATGCAAATTAAGTAATTAACAGTATTGACCGATACTGTCAATTATATATAATCCAGGGCATGACATTACGAGAATTTAAAGATCAAAATAAAATGAGCTATGCCAAGTTAGCTGCAATGATAGGTGCTAGTCATGCAACGATTGCCAGGCGTTTTTGTCTTCCTAGAACACACAAAGATAGGATGATACCAAGCGCAAAATATATGGCTGCAATTATGACAGTAACTGACGGAGCTGTAACGCCTAATGATTTTTACCGTGTAGATTAGCATGAAAGAATACCAATTTCATAAAATGGTTGTGGATTGGTTAGATGCTGCTTTACCCAGGGGCGCTATATATCATCATTCAC